GCTCCTATAATGCATCTAGATATAGCGTAGGTTTTTTCAATTTTATGAAACTTTTTTTAGACACTGCTGATACAGAATTGATCCAAAAAGGGTACAGCACTGGACTTATTGATGGTATAACAACCAATCCTTCGCTCATTAGAAAGAGTGGTAGAGATCCTGAGAAAGTATATGAAGATCTTATAGAGATGGGATTGACTGATATTAGTATGGAGGTTGTAGGAAATAGAAAAGAAATGTATGAAGAGGGTATAAGATTAGCAAAGAAGTATGGTAAGAATGCAACCATCAAAGTACCATGCACACCAGATGGTCTTGCTGTATGTAGAGAATTATCCAGAGATCTCATCAGAGTCAATGTAACTCTAATCTTCTCACCATCACAGGCAATACTTGCTGCCAAAGCAGGTGCAACATATGTCTCACCTTTTGTTGGTAGAGTTGATGATAATTCTTTCGGTGGTCTTTGTTTGATCAAGGACATTTCAAACGTATACACTAAACAAAACTGGAAAAAGACAGAGATACTTGCAGCATCTATTCGTAACGTAAGAGATGTTGGTAGAGCATTTGAGTATGGTGCAAATATATGTACCTTGCCACCATCTGTATTTGATAAGATGTACGATCACATTCTTACCGAAAAAGGATTAGAAATTTTTGAAAAAGATTTCATAGCATCACATGAAAATTATTAATAATGTTTTACCTGATAATATTATAAAACTTTGTAATGACGATATAGATTCTAAGATAAAACAAAGAGTTTGGGGATCAAATTTAGCGTGGCAAGATGAATTGTATGAGGGTCTATCAGGATCGTGCCTTGCTGCTAGTCTTAGTTCATCTTGTTTATTGAGTGTTAGAACAAAACTAATAGAACATTTCCCTAAATCAAATAATTTACAATTCAATTATCATTTTTGGATGAGGCACTCTGGAATCAATTGGCACGATGATGATGCATGGATATTCGGTGCAACACTGTATTTGAATGATTGGAAAAAAGAATGGGGTGGACTATTCTTGTGGGAGGATAAAGGTCTGCATTGTCTATGTCCAAAAAAAGGAATGCTAGTTGTCAATGATAAGAGGCAACCTCATTGTGTAACACCAGTATCTTTGACAGCACCACATGGTAGAAGGTCTATACAAATTTTTGCTGATTGACAAATGGATATAGATACTCTACAATATAATATGAAAGAGTATGGTATGATTGAAAAAGAGTACAGACCATGGGGATGGTTCAAGGTTCTACAGAGAGGTGACAACTATTGTGTCAAAGAACTCTTTGTAGAAAAAGACATGAGAATCTCATTACAATTTCATCGCTATCGAACTGAGGATTGGGTGATTGTAAATGGGGATGGTATTATTACTCAAGGTAATCTTGAAACACCATGTAAAGTTGGTGATACATTCCACATATCAGTCGAACAGAGACATAGAATAGCAGGTGGAGAGAATGGCATCACTATTATTGAGGTACAAAGAGGTAAGTGCCAAGAGGATGATATAATAAGACTGGAAGATGATTTTAATAGAGTAGAACATCATGCATGGGGGCACTACTAATGTTTACACCAGAAGACCCTGCTCATTACCAACGTGGTAAGATACAGGTCTGGGATTTTATTGCAGACCAACAACTCAATTTCTTTGCTGGCAACGTAGTCAAATATGTATGTCGTGCAGGTCACAAGGGTGACAAACTTGAAGACCTCAAGAAAGCAAAAGCGTACATTGATAAGTATATCGAATTATGTTCTTAGTAACTGGTGGTGCAGGTTTCATTGGCAGCAATTTCCTACACTACATCTCATCTGATACTGATCTACTCGAACCTGTAGTCGTAGTGGATAATTTATCATACGCTGCTGACCTAAATTTTATTCCAGACACAGATCAATTTATTTTTGAGTGGTGTGATATAACAAATGAGAATCATGTAAATTATATTTTTGATAAGTATAAACCGAGAAAGGTATTCCACTTTGCTGCTCAAAGTCATGTAGATAGGTCTATTGAAAACTACAGACCATTCTTAGAATCAAATGTCGTTGGCACAATCAATTTGTTGAATGCCAGTCTAAAAAAAGAGGTAGAAAAGTTTCATCACATCTCCACAGATGAGGTGTATGGATCTTTGGAATACTACGATAAAATATTATTCAAGGAGACAACACCTTATGACCCAAGAAATCCCTACTCGGCAAGCAAAGCAGCGTCTGACTATTTTGTCAAGTCGTGGCATAACACTTATGGTTTACCTTATCTTATTACTAATTGCAGTAACAACTATGGTCCTCATCAACATGTAGAGAAATTGATACCACTCACTATAAGTAATGCATTGGATAATAAGATAACTTATATGCATCAGGGTGGTCATCAGATAAGAGACTGGTTGTATGTACGAGATCACTGTGCTGCTATCTGGGAACTTGAAGAACAACGTATCATCAACGATCATTTCAATATTGGTGGGTCATGTGAGAAGAGAAATATAGACGTAACAAAAATGATATTAGATATGATGAACAAACCACATGATTTGATTGGTGTCAACGATGAAAGACCTGGTATTGATAAACGATATGGTATGGATCATAGTAAGATAACAAATCGAATTGGTTGGAGACCTACCACAGATTTTGAGGTTGGTCTTCGTGCCACCGTCACACATTACTTAGACTTATTATCATGATTTCATTATATGGGTGTGGTTTTATTGGCACACACTTCAAACACATGTATGATTCAGATGTACACGTACAAGGAAGGGATGAAAGAATCCCTGCTCACAAAGATATCTTGTACTTTATTTCTACAATTCACAATTATCATGTGCATGATAACATCACTAGAGATGTCGATACTAATTTACGAGTCTTGTGTGAAACCCTTGAGCACTGCAGATCGAATGATATCACATTCAACTTTGTATCATCTTGGTTTGTATATGGAAAAGGAGATGTACTACCTGCAACGGAGTCGTCGCCATGTAACCCCACAGGTTTTTATTCTATTACAAAAAAATGTGCAGAAGATCTTATCATATCTTTCGCTCAGACCACAGGTATGAAGTATAGAATACTTAGACTATGTAATGTCATGGGTGCAGGTGACAACAAAGCATCAAGGAAAAAGAATGCTATGCAGTGGATGATAAATGAATTGAATTCACATAATGATGTAAAGATATATGATCACGGTTCACATAGGCGTGATATAATGCATGTATCTGATGTTTGTAGAGCGATCAAACTTGTCATGGATAAGGGAGAGACAAATCAAATCTACAACATAGGGTCAGGTAAACCCACAACTGTAGCAGAGATTATGAATTTTGCAAAAGACTATACTAAGTCTCGTGGTCAATTGATAAACATCAACCCACCAGAGTTTCATAATAATGTACAAACTCAACACTTCTGGATGGACACCACTAAGTTGAAGTCTCTAGGTTTTGAACCACAAGTTAGTAATGAATCTATTGTAAAGGAATTATGTATTCAGTAGAAGAGCAGGTAGGAAATTTTATTCTCGGTCTTGAGGCAGAGGGGTATAAATTATTTCCATATATACCCAACGCAAAATGGAAACCTGGTGATCAGATTTTATATTCAGGTCCTTACTGGGATGACCAAGAACCAACTGCTGCGATCACTGCTATTTTGACAGGCAAGTGGTTACCTGCAGGGGAGAATGTCAATAAGTTTGAACGTGCATTTTCTAAACAATTTCAGTTTGATCACTCTGTCATGGTGAACAGTGGGTCGTCTGCTAATCTTGTAATGATTGCTGCACTCAAAAAATATTTTGGTTGGAAAGATGGAGATGAAATAATTGTATGTGCATGTGGTTTTCCTACCACTATCAATCCCATTATACAGAATGGATTGAAACCAGTATTTGTAGATATCAACATGGACGATCTCAATTGGGATCTGTCTCAGGTAGAAGAGAAGATATCAGATAGGACTGTGGCAGCTTTTTCTTCTCCTGTTCTTGGAAATCCCTATGACTTTGACAAGTTCATGGAGATTATCAATGCGAATGGATTGAAGTACATCGCTGACAACTGTGATGCCCTCGGTAGCAAGTGGAGAGGTGAGTTTCTTACTAAAAATGCCGTCGCAGCGTCTTGTTCTTTCTATCCAGCACATCATATCTGCACGATTGAAGGGGGTATGGTCTCCTCTAACATCGAGGAGGTGGTGCAGATCGCCAGATCGTTTGCTTGGTGGGGTCGTGGATGCTACTGTGTAGGTGCCCAGAATAAATTGCCCAACGGTGTCTGTGGGCAACGCTTTGACCGTTGGTTGGAAGGGTATGACAAGGATGTCGATCATAAGTATGTCTTCGGAGTCCAAGGATACAACCTCAAGCCTGCCGATTTGCAGGGGTCTATCGGTCTTATACAACTGACTAAGCAGACAGAGATACATTGTGTCCGTCGTATGAATAAAACTGCTATGACTCAGATCTTCAGTCAAATTCCTGGTTGCAGGGTTGTTGAAGAGAAAGAACATGCTGAGACCTCTTGGTTTGGAGTTCCGATAATATATAAGGACGGTAAACACCACCTTGTAAAGTATCTAGAAGAACATGGAATTCAAACGAGAAACTATTTTGCTGGTAATATTCTTATGCACCCTGCTTATAGGGATATTGAACCTGCATCAAACTATCCCAGAGCTTCAGAAGTTTTAGATAATGTATTTTTTGTAGGAACTTCTCCCGTTAT